CAATCAATACGCCTCTGTGTAGATTGTCAATCTCGCCAGAAGGCAACAATGGTTGTTCGGGTGTTATCCCCTTTTCACCAAGTGCGTATGTCATTACTTTGCCTCTATCTACCGGCTGACCTTCTACTTCTTCTGTATATCCAATCGGTATCTGAATATAATCTTCCCCTGAACCGGGATAGCCACTGCCAAAAGCACCAAACGATTGCGTTCCTTCCCAAACGGTTACTTTATTCATTACAGGATTTCCCGTGGCTGGGTCAATTACTGGCTTCCCATCCAATCCTATTTTTGGTTCTTCAATTTGTTTCGGAACACCAGCTTTGATGGTAAATTTCTCATCTCCAGACATTTTTTGACCTGCGGCTTGGTTTATAGCCCATTCTTGTAACCTACGTTTGTCGGCGGCAGTAAACGCCCCTGACTTTTTAAAGTCAATTCCGTAGCCTTTCAAGTCTTCCCACGAATTAATCTTACCCCGAATCAATTTTTCGTACAAGTCGCGGTCTTTTTTAATTACTTCTTCATCGCCTAATCCAGCTTTAGTGGCTTCAGCAAAGAATTTACGCGTAGTCTCGGCATCATACACATACTTGGATTGAGCTATCTTCATAGAGGCAAGGGCTTCGGCTGCCGTTGCTGCATCTGTAACGGTTTTCGTCTCCTTTGTTTTCAACTGCTTAGTTTTGGGGTCGCGCTCTGTTATTTGATAAGTTGCGCCATCTCTTACCCATTGGTCCACTAGCCAAGGATTTACAGCAATAATGCCGTGCGCACCCTGCATGGCTTTAGCCCAAGGTAGTTCGGTTGTTTTTTAGACGTGGTTACGCCTGATGTATTTTCGTAACCTGTGCCAATAGTTTCTTCCTCTAAAGTCCAATCCTTTAATATTTTATCTACCTTCTCTTTTGGAGAAAGTTTTGAACGATAAGATTCAATAGACTTGGCGGCGTAATAGACTTGAGGCGTAACGCCATTCCCTTGCGCAGCGATTTTAAGAGCTTCCTGTTGCTCTATGGGCATATCGGCAATTTGCTGATTGACCATATCCTTATGCTCTGGGACAGTCAAAGTATTTGGAGCCATTGTAAGGTATTGGTCAAAATTAACCTCCCCTTCTTTGGCAATACCGCCCGCAGCCCCACGGAATATCTCTTCCAAATTTATAGAAGGGTCTTCGTAGCGCAATGACGGAGGCAGCAATCCTTCATCAAGCACTTTATCAAGGCTATGGGTTTGGTAAAACTCTTCATTCTCTTTAATTCTATCTTCTACGAGTTTTATCCCCTTAGTAGGTGCTTTGTCTATAACATCACGGTCTTTTGCATACTGCTCTTGCAGTTGCTTTGACAACTTCCCTTTTGTTTCAATCCGCGCCAAGTCTTTTCTAAATTGCTGACTTGCTGGGTCTCTCGAATCAAATGGGTTCACCCCTTTGGATTGGAGTTCTGCTCCAAAATTAAAGACTTTGGTAAATTCGTCCTCCAGTTCTTGGTCGTGTCTCCACCACCAATCTTGTTTTGCCGCACTTGATTTTTCTGCAAAAGCCTCTTTGTCTGCTTTTGGATAGCCTGTTCCGTAATACTGAGCGGCTTTTGGAGAGTAAACATCAGCAGGGTACATCTGACCACCGCCAGTTAAATCATACAAAGGCGCACCAAAATCAGGACTTGGGGCTTGATGGCTACCACGATAATCGGTAACTTCTTGACCAAGCAATCCAGTTTCGGGTGTAGGCGCAATGCGTTGTTGCATTTGCGGAGAAATCATATTGACTGACGAATTCTCATCAATTATCTTATAAACATCATCCAATGTTGCATCAGGCATATTAGGCGGTCTTCTGCCTAATTTGTAAGCATTTGTAGCCGCAGCTTTAGATGAAACTTGCCCTTGCATATCAGGAAAGTCTTGCAATACTTTAGATTGCAATAAACTACCTACTCCTTGACCACGGAATGTTTCTGGAACTTCTAAACCTAGTACAGATGCAGTTCCATCTGGACGAGATAAAACATCTATTGCACCGCCACTTTTAGGGTCTGTGTATCTAATTCTTTGTGCGCCAGCACCAAATATGTCTGAAGCATCTCGTTTGGCAACATCAAGTAAACTTTGTTGACCTACGTTTTTAATACTTGCGCCTACTGGTAAACCCTTAGTAGCTTGCATCAATGCCCTGTTAACTGGCGCAGCAATTGGCGCAAGGGTCATTGCAGCTTCAGCAGTCTCAGGCTTTAGGAATGGTACGTTAGCCCTGTTGACGTTAGTCAATGCGTCTAGCAATCCTCTAGGGCTTTCAGCGTATGCTGCTCGTTCTATCGTCTTAGGGATTCCTGTGCTTTCCAACAAATTACCCAGACCTTGCAGTTGCTGAGTACGCCTCTTATCTTGCATGAACGCAAGCAAGCCTTGGATAGCATCGTTAGACAACCCTGTAAGTGGGTTAGCGTACGGAGTAGCCCTTAGTTCTGCCATGATTAGTTACCATTTTTCCTTGGCCGCCCAAAAAGCTGCACTCATTTTGCCTTTTGCAATGTTTTTGGAATGACGAGCCATAAAACTCTCTCTACGATTTTTGTCGGCTTCTGATTCGCCAGCTTTCTTCGGAGAACCCTTTACACCCTGCTGACCGAATCTGATAAGTTTTACATCCTCACCAGACTTAGCCAATACAGCGTGAGACTTGGTAGGATGGTTCGGAGTAGCTTTGGGCTTGTTATAGCCAGAAAACTGCTCTGAGCCACGCTTAATCACTTCTTTTTAGCAGTCTTAGCTGCTTGTTTAAAAGCATCAGCAGTAGGCGCACCCTTGCTACCTACCTTACGCATACGCTCTGGGGTCTTCCCTGCTGCTTTCTGCGCCTCTATACGCTTTTTCTTTGCAGCAATATTACTGTACAAGCCCATCATTTTTTAGGCTTCTTTGCTTTGTTCTTTGCAGTACGCTCACCACGCATAGGCATAGGCTTAGATGCAGGTTTAGTCTTCTTCTGCATAAGTTTCTGCATCATTTCCAACGCTTGCTGATTTGTCGTTCCCGACATATTCATCCTCGGTTATTGGCCCACCACTAATCCATGCCTCACAAGTCCTCTTGGAAGCACACTTAAAGTCAAAAACTTCGCAATAGCCTAAGTCACCAGCATCAATGACTTCCCAAGCATCCATATCGCTGTCCGTTTCCAAGCCTGATTCAATGCAAGCAAGCATCTTAGGGGTCTGAATAAAAGCAGCGCAGTTACCGCAACGAGACTTTTTAGCCTGTGCAGGTGAGATTCTCCAAGCCTTAGAAATGTCACGCCAGTAATCTATGTTTGGCTCATTGGGATTCATTGGGCCATAGTTAGCCTTGTCGATGGCTTTCTGTCGACACTCAAGATTGACTTCTACGTCACCTGTGGCAACTGGACACGCTTCGCCTTTTTTCTCTTGGCTTTGTATCTCAATCTCAATTTTTACGGATGGTTCTAGTAATCCACTCATGGCTATCCCTACGGAGTTTGTGCTATTTTCTCACAAAAAAAAGAGAGACGCAAATCTCTCTAAAGTCTCAATGGCAACTGAGTAACGCTATCCTAACATTTTTCTCAATGTTTCGTTTAAAACTGACATTTCATCTTGCTTATAAATTGCCCAATTACGTTTCTGACCATGCAAACCAAGAAAATTGTTTGTATGACAATCCTTGCATAAAGGAATACATAAGTATTGATTATGCTGAACAATATGATGTGCATCGCTTGGAGGAGAAGCATTACATACCCCACAAGGCATTTCTTTAATCTTTGCCAAGTGGAGTCGTTCCCTGTTATTGGGTCTGTTGTTCATTTTGGAATTTTTGCAATAAAAATGACCAAACTGCACCACCAGAAACTTTGGCAATAAACTGAAGTGCAATGATTTCTGGCATCAAAACACCAAATGCAATTGTTGGAAATAGCAAAGAATCCACGGCAGCACCAGCCGTATTTGAAACATTTGCTCGTTTAATCCATGAGCCTGTTGCTTTTACAAATACCGCCCAATCAACTAAAGCGGCAACCAAGAACGCAACGGCAGAAGCTACTGCAATCATTCCTGCGGCAGGGTTTAGCAGATAAGTCAACCCGCCAGTACCGACAATTAAGCATCCCATTTGCCAAGTTTTTAAGCGAACATGAAGCCAATCTCTCAATGTTAAGTCAAGTCCGATTAGAAAAAAGGCGTTTATCGGGCTAATTGATGGGCCAAAGGTTGCCACCAAAAGGTTGGCCAAGGTCATTGCCACGGCATAAATAATCAAAGCAAAAATCATAAAAGTGTTTCTTGTTCCATTGGTTGATAAAAGTTCCATCTAGATGGTGCATTAAAGGCTTCTATCCTAGAACGCATGATTTGCGCCCTTGCTTCCTTGGTTGGCGGCAAATAATTACCATGCTTCCAATGCACATCAATCCCTACATTCCTGCCAATATTGGTGCTATCGGCTGATGAAAATGGTAACTTAGTAAAGATTGCAGGGTCTAGCATCCGCAGCCCATGCAATTTGCAAGCAGGTCTTCCCATGTCATCACAAATAACCCTCATTGCCTGACCAATTTTTACCCACCATTGAGATGTTCCAACTGTAGAAAACTCTCCAGAACTTCCAATGCAAACCCGAACATAGGTGTTTGCCAGTTGTTCTAGTCTCTCAAGGGATTCGTGCATATGCCAAACTGGTGCGCCAAACCATGTTGGCAATGGACAATCTCTTAACAAAGCATCGTTGTCAGCTTCTGTTCCATCAATTACATCTGGAATAACTGCAAAGTCGCAAGATGGAACTTTCTTTAGGTTTAATGCCCAATCGTAGAAAGGTTGCCAATCAATAATTGGATTACCTTGTCTCCAAGCAGAAAAAGCTCCATTGTCTATTGCAAATGATTGACAAACTTCTATTGCTACAGACAACTGGTCAGAATGAGCAAATGAAACAAACGCATGACCACTTTCAATTGCTTTAACCGCTACTGTAGCTGGTGTTATTGGAAGTCCGTGATAATGAATCATGCTTCTTTTACATAAACACTAAAACTGGCAGCAGTATCACCAAAAGGTAATTGCGCTATCTTTGTGGCAATACGCTCACGTTCTTGTTTAGCAACCAGATAGGCAAAGCGTTCAAGCATTAACTGACACTTATCAACTTCGCCATCATAAAAGCCAACTTCTAGTGCTATGCGAATAACGTCTTCTCTGTTCATTATTTCCTCGCAGGGCAGTTTCTGCCTTCGTTACAGTTTCCATGACAAGGAGGACAAGTTTTTTTAGTCATACAAAACCCCTATGAAATAAACCACTAGCCACCAAAAAGCCGCTAGTGAAATAAGAATTAGTCGCCAAACCGCCTGTTTACTCAGCTTCGTAAGCCATGATTTTTGCATGGTCAGATTCCTCAAGTAAGTGGCTGGTCAGTCTCATTACGCCTTCCATCTCAAGTTCACGATATTGAGCATCCGTAAAGAGTCCCATCAGAGACACCTTTTCGTAAATCACATCTGAAATGTTCTCGTTGTAAGTTCCATCTGAGTCCTGCTCGTACTCCATAACAACAGTAACGATTACAGAGCCTTCACCAGTTGTTGTGTCAAATTCGTATTTCATTTTGTACCCTTAAAAATGGGGAACTAAGTCCCCTGTTGATTTATTTAAAATTAAAACCTTGAGCAATTTCTAAAGCCTCTTGTGCAGTTCTTCCAAAGTACAAGTGACCACTTTTACCCTCAACAGCCCAATCATTGATGCCAACTTCAATTTGCTGCTCAAGCGTCATGTCGTTGAAGCTAGGGTTATGAATTTCGTATGCTTTAGTCATTTTGATTTCCTTAAAAGTACCCTTGCGAATTGCTTGGGCTGACGCAAGTATAGCAAACTAAACAAAGTATTTACTAGGTGTTTATACCTACTCCGTAGTTTTTACGCCAAGTCTTTCACTTGCTTGCTCACTTCTCCAAATGTCAGCTTTCATCTGGGCAGCAGTCAGCATCCACTTTAAGGTTTCTTCCTTCTCGATTGCCACCATTAGCCCTCTGAGCAAATCAGCGTACTCAATGTGAGCATAGGCTTCACGCTCTTGGGCAACCGCAGAATCTATCCCTCTAGCCATAGCGTCTTTCATCAGCAGAGCCTTTTTGGTTTTGCGGAATTCTTCAAGATATATCCTTTGTGCTTTAGCCTCGGCATATTTGCATGAATTTTCAATGATGTACTCAATGGCTTTGTAAGGGGCTTTCATTCCAGACACTCCTTAACGCAAATATCTACACCAGCTTGACTTGAATAAACCTTACTTACATGGATATTGACTATCTGAGAATCATCCTTGTAAACCACAGAATTCATCCCATCTTCTACGCTTTTTAAAATGTTGGACGCATCTGGCTTCTTAATTGGCTTCTCTAAGCCATTTTGGATAGCCTCCAAGCGTTTTTTGGTGCATGACTTAGGAATGGGTACTCTGATGTACAGATAAAGCGATACAGGGGTTTCTAGTGGCTCGGAACTTCCCATCGCTTGTTTGGCAGATTCCTTGATAAGCGTTTCATAACTTCTGGTTTTCTCAGGGGTGTAGGCTTGGACAAAGTTGCCACGCTTGGCATACCTTGCTCTTTGTTTGCCAACAGGATTGCCTTCAACTTTGAATGTCACCATGAATGTCATTTGTTATTCCTTAGTTTGTTCATTCTTTCCCTCAAATCCAAAGTAGCGGATTCGCCTCTGATTCGCTGCAAGTCCCCTAACACACCCTGCCACCAGAGCAACGCTTTGGCAGAGCCAATCGTCAATTTCTTTTGGTTGTACCTGCGTATCCACTCTTGGGCTTCGCAATTTTTGAAGTGTTCCAATTCTTCGTTTGTCATTTATAGGCCATTCAAAGTTCATTACCGATTCCTTAAATCTTTTGCTTGAACAAGAATCCAACCTTCATCCTCTGTGAGTAATTCAACTTTCCACTCAAGTTCTTTTATTCTTTCTTCTTGGTCATCAAATCTGTCTTTAAGAATTTGCATTAGTTCACCAAAAACCTTCCATTCTTCTTCAGTCATGCTTTTCTCCGAAATGAGTTAAGAATTGCTCGTTCTTCTGGAGTTGGAGGACGAGTTATTTTTTCATCCTGCTTTATTTTCAACAAGGCAGGGTCAGGCTCATTTGATGGCGCAACTGTGAGCCTCGCTCTGTCGGCAGGGTTTGGTTTGACAGCAACCCACTCAGCTTTAAATGTTTGCCAGTTACGAACAACAATCTCGTTTAAAGCGTTATCCAGAGTCCAACCTGCAATTTTTGCTTGCTCTCGGATTGACTTCATTACTCGTTCAGTAATCTGAGCCTTTCGTGCTTTTCTCTGTTTGACAAAAGAATCCCAAACTTCAACTGAAACGCCTTCTGGCGTATCTGTCTCTGTCTCTTTCTCTGTCTCTCCCTCTGTCTCTGGGATAGCACTTTGCTTGCGTTCTGCTAGCACTCCGCTAACAAGTACAAAAAAGTCGTTATCAATCAATGGCTTAATACCATCTTGATATTCTTTTTTGGTAATGTGTAACCGAAAGACTAGCTCATCTAGTGAGCCATCAAAAACACCATCTTTTGACTCACTTGCAAGCAACCAGAGCATAGGTGCTATCGCTTTGCTAGCAATAGGCAAGCGCATATATGCTCTGTCGTTTAACAGGTCACGATGTAGTTTTATCCACGGAGGGCATCTGTCTTTGTAATGTTGAAAGACTGCCCAATTCTTAGGCTGTAATAGCATAATTTTTTCCACTTTAAAAGCCACTTAGAAGCAAAGAAACCTCGGCAGGGGAAAAAGTGGGAACCCTTTTCGGCAGGATAATTACTCCCTGCCTAGCCGTTGTTTCAAAACATTGTATCAAATAAACTGATTGTTTGTAATATCTTCTGAAAACGATTTACCAAGCAGTCTTTTAGCTTGGGCGTTCATTACCGCATATTCAGCCTTAGAAAAGATACCCTTGGCATTGCGAATGTCGAAAGGGTTTAGCTTGTCGTATGGCTCATCAGCCTTTTGAGCCTCAATCATGTGTGGCTCTAGCGTGTACCGACACACCCAAGAACGTCCCATCTTGACCTTTTCAACTGTGATTTTTTTCTTGTGGTAAAGATGTTTGCAAGCAGCTGCAATGTGTAGCCTTGGAATGCCTGTTAAATCCTCTAGTTGGTAAGATGTAAGTGCGCCATTTTGTAGGCATCTGATAACTGCTTCTTGTGTCATTTGAACCACTCTGGTCTGAGTTCTTTTAGTTGATAAATTCGTAAAGGAGGGATGGTCTTCCAATGCCAGACAGCAGCCCTTTTTATTCCAAGTATTCTAGCAAGCTCACTCTGTGAGCCAGCAAGTGTGATAGCAGTTTGTTTATCCATCTAAACAGTATAGCAAAGAAATTATTTGTTGTTTTTAGGGTAAACACCTACATAAATAGCTTGTTTAGCCTGTTTAGTTTGCTATACTCACGTCAGCCCATAACAAAACGTAAGTGGGTATTATTAAGGAAATCAAGATGAAAAGTAAGATTATTCAAACGCTAGTTGAGTATGTGTTAGCCATCGTTATCTTTGGCGGTATCGGTGTACTACTGGCTTGGCGTGGGTAGGAGGCAAATATGTTGACACAAGAAGAACTCAAATCACTTGTTCACTATGACCAAGAAACAGGATTGTTTACTTGGATTAAGAAAAAGCCACAAGGACGCTACAAACAGCATCTTGGTTGGATGACAAACAAAGGCTATGTAGAAATTTGCATTGCTCAAAAGCGTCTTAAAGCACATCGTTGGGCATGGTTTTATGTGCATGGTGAATTGCCAAAGCAGATTGACCACATTAATGAAATTAAAACAGATAACAGATTGTGCAACCTGCGTATTGTTAACACTAAACAAAACCATGAAAACAGAGGCTCACAAAAAAACAATACATCTGGCTTTAAAGGTGTAACAAAACGAGATAATAAATTTATTGCTCAAATTATGCACAATCAAAAACAATACTATCTTGGTATGTTTTGTAGTGCTGAAGAAGCAAGTCAAGCGTATAAGAAAAAAGCAAGTGAACTTTTTACGCACTATCAAGGACAAGCATGAACACACACTACCTAACCCAAGTCCGTAGGATATTTCGCACCTACGATGCCCCTCCACAGGTCATTAGAAGCTACCAAAAGCAATGGGTGAAGTCGGTACGCCAGTTAGGTGATAAGTGGCTTGTAGCTAAACCTATCGAAAGAATCCAATGATTACAAGACAAGACGCAATCAAAGATTTATCGCATGGTGACTACTGCTGCTACTGTACAGAGCCTAAAACAACTGGCTCATGCTGTGGAGAAAATCATTTCGTACCTTTCGAGGATTTATACGATGATGATAAAGAAGCAATGATTGAAGAATATTTAAGTAAAGGAAAATGAAATGGTACACAAGAAGTTAATGCAAGCAAGAATCCTCTTGCAAAACGCACCACTCAAGAAGTCTGGTCACAATAAGTTTGCTGGCTACAGTTACTTTGAACTTGGTGACTTTATGCCAGAGATAAATGTAATCTTTAATGAAGTTGGTCTGTGTGGCGTAGTCTCCTACGATTCTGAAATAGCAAGCCTGACTATCACAGATACAGACGATGGCACTAGCCTTGTCATTACATCACCAATGGCAGAAGCTAACCTTAAAGGTTGTCATCCCATCCAGAACCTTGGTGCAGTCGAGACATACACCAGACGCTACCTGTGGGTCACAGCAATGGAAATCGTTGAGCATGATGCTCTGGATTCCTCTGCGCCAATCAAGGAAGAAAAGATTATCATCACGCCTACACAGGGTGCAATGGATACCATCCCAGAAGATGAGCAGAATTATCTCAGAGAGTTAGCAATGGAGTTAATTGCTCTCTGTGAGAAAGAAGAACCTAAGAGTGCTTGGGTGAAGTTGGAAGCAGAGAACTTAGACAGCGAACAGAAAGTTGCTCTATGGACGCTACTTCCTAGTAAAGTAAGAAGTGCGTTAAAGAACGCTAAAGGATAAATATGGAATACGATAATACAAACCGAGGAAGTCTCTTTAAGAACGACAGGAAAGACGATGCCAAGTTTCCTGATTACAAAGGCAGCTTAAATGTAGATGGGGTAGAGTATTGGCTATCTGCTTGGCTTAAACTTAGCAAGGATGGTCAGAAGTTCATGTCTTTGTCTATCAAGAATAAGAACGCTGATTCTTCGTTAGATAAGAAGCCTGTTAAATCAAAAGAGTTTTTTAACGATAGCGATATCCCATTTTAAGTTAACGAGGGGAGGGCTGTGCAAAGGATTTTCCTAGCTTGCAGACGAGCAGTCTTCCCCTCACCTCAAGGAGAAAGTAATGAATTTAGATAAGATATGGTTTGGCGGTGCAGTAGAGAAGTTCTTTGGTTCACCAGCCTTTAAGTTGGTACGCAAAGACAGCCCACAAACCTCTGTAGAAGCAGCGCAAGCAGTTGATAGCACCAAGCTAGAACAAATTGTTTACGAGGCTATTAAGGGCTTTCCAGAGGGGTGTATTTCTGATGAGATACTAGAGATGTATCCAAACTATCCATATTCCTCTATAACAGCAAGGTATCGTGCTTTGCTAGACAAGGGATTTATTGAGGTTACTGGTGTCAAACGAGGCAAGTTTGGCAGAAATCAACGAGTTATGAAAGCTGTCAAATGATAGAAAAACCACCCTACTCCAAGATTAGCTACCCCTCTGTGCCAAACAAGGATTTCGTATGGTCTTCTGGGTCTGATGTTCAAGCCATCTGGAGAAAGTTTGGCTGGACACCACCCTCAGAGAAGATGCTGCCACCACCACCTGAGAAGTACCAAGAACCCCTTAGACGAGTTAGGTAAGCCTTGCAAACGATGAGAAATCCGTATGCAA